GTTTAAACTTAGTTTTGTAAAGGACAAAGTTTTGCGAACACATCGTGGACGCCGTGGTGGTTTTTATGTACAGGTGAAATGCCAGTACAATTCCATTACAGGTATTGATGTCCCGATGTACCAGGAGATCCTGAGTTTGGTGAAGATTTGGGCTTTTGGTAAAAGCATGAATGAGTCTCTAAAGTGTCGTGTTGTTAATGTGTTGACTGATGCGTTGTTCAAGTTGAAAATTGTACTTCCAGCTAGTCAGAAGTTGTTGTTATTGAACCAGATCTGGGTCGATTTAACAACTTCATATGGTGTTGAAGACCATGCTAACACGTATATGCACGAGCAACGTGAGCTATATCATGCTAAATCCCGAGGTGGTCATCTAGAAGATTCTTGGTGGACCACATGGGCTGGCAGGGCTAAACGGTTCTTCACTCTCGGTTATTCCGCTAGGGTTACTCCTGGTGGATTACCGAGGGTGTAGGACAGCTTGGTCTTTGTCCCTTTCCGATGTGACCGTATGGCGCATGGTGATATCCAAGCAGCTGACGGGAAATGTTGGGGAAAGGGACTGAGCTGGAAAGGGGGTAGGGGTGTTTGGGTGGTGGATGTTGGTGTTAGTGAGTTTCTGGCGGATTTTTATGTCTATAGGAATTGTGATTGTAATTTAGAGCGTGCACTTGTTGAACGATTCCATGACCCTGGTGTATTAGCGCGTGAAAGGTATGAGTTGCGTAAGAAAACTGCGGTGAGTAAGAAGTTATGGGCTACGGCTTTTGACTTGGCGAAAACTGTTGGTGATTTTGGCGACCGAGTACCATGGGAAGATGATCAAGTATCCCAAAGTTATTCTGGTTCTAAACGACGAGAATATGAACGTGCTTTCGAAGATATGCCGGCGGTTTATAGCCCTTGGTGGGCTAAGGTTTCCCCATTTGTCAAAATAGAAAAATATACATTTTATGATAAAATCAATCGAATTCCGCGTCCTATACAACCTCGTACTATGACTTATCGAGCCTATTTATCGAAGTTTATAAAACCGATAGAGCTTTTAATGAAAAGTCTTGTGTTACCTGGTTGTGTTTATCCTTTTATGGCTAAAGGTTTAAGTTCCTCTGAGTTAGCTGAAAGGTTCACCGATATGTGGGAACTTTTTGATGACCCAGTTGCGTTATCACTTGATCTTAAAACGTGTGATGGAACTATACATCCTAGGCTAAAAGAGTTGGAAAATGCGTTTTTTGAGAGATTCAGTGAAGATGACCGCTTTAGAGAATGCTTGTTATCTCAGACTGATGATGAATATGTTATTTATATATTAGAGGGAATCATGATGAAATTAAAACATGGAAGATGTTCAGGAGATCCGCAGACCGGATGTGGTAATACTTTTATAATGGGTACAACTTGTCGATCTATCTTTGATTTCAAAGTTGAAATCTTTGCCAATGGTGATGATACAATCATTATCATGGAGAAAGGTCGATTAGCCGAGGCCCGTTTGAAAATGCTTAATTTTAGCGTTTTCGGATTGAGTGTTAAGGAGGAATCCTGCACTGATGACATTGAAGCTGTGAGCTGGTGTCAGTCCAAGTATACATTAACTTCGTTAGGTCCGATGTGGATAAGAGATTATAAGCGGGTGTTGGCTACGATTTTTGCAAATGTTGAATACGAGCCAATTAAAATAAAGAGTTTGATGTCTCAAATAGCTCTTGCTGAGTTGTACCAAAATCCTGGACAACCCATTATAGCACCCGTCTGTGCATGGATTCTATCTCACTTAGGTGTTGGTCGGAAATATAAGTTTCAATTCAACCAACATACTTTCAATAGGTCTAAATATTTCGTGGGGGGTAAGGTATTTACTGTACCCACGCTTTTGGATAGGGCCCGTTTTTGTGCGAGTACTGAAATAACTCCTGCTGAACAGGTTGCTATGGAAAACCAGATTATTAGTGGACTTGAAAGGTTCAACGCATCCCAAGTTAAAGTTACCAATTGGGATGGGTGTGTCGACATGGGCTTACATCCACATGCTGACCCTAATTAGATTCGTGCGGTGCGAATTAAAATATAGCCGTCTTGGACCGAGATTGTCCTTAAACTATTCGCGGACCGCAATGTCCCTTAAACTAACAGTAGACCGAAATGTCTTTAAAACTATAAAAGACCGAGATGTCGTTAAACTATGGGGTTCATTAGAGTTGGTATTCTTATAATATCCGCATCCTGCACTCGGTGCTCGGTGTTGGTTTAGGTACCGATGGCCCAAAACGGTTGCTTGTAACGTAAAATGTACTACCGTGCTAAACAGAATGCCGACAGACTACACGGCGCCACCTGAGGTTGTAACCCTGGTTCTAATGGATGTATAGTCGCAGTTTAGCCTGGTATCCCATACTGCTATTATACTATGCCTAAAAATAAGAATAAAAATAAAAATACGAATAACAGCTTTATTGGTCCTCAGACCAAGAAAGCTGCACAAAAATCTGCCAGAAAGAAAAAGCGCAGTAAGAACTCAGTCATGATCCCTAAGCCTCAAACTTCCTTTTCTGAAGATATTGGTGGTCTTGTAGGTAAAGGGGTCACCGCCATGTCGAAATGGTTAGGGTTCGGTGCTTACACGGTTAGAAATAATACGGTTGTTGGTGCGGGGGGAACTGTTCCTTCTATGCATTCCACACGGGATTCGATCATTGTTCGTCATCGTGAATATGTTGGTGATATTATTAGTTCTACTACTTTTATCTCAACCTCTATTTCCGCTAATCCGGGTTTGACGTCTAGTTTCCCATGGTTATCAAGGATTGCATCTGCTTTTCAGCAGTATAAAATTTTGGGAATGGTTGCAGAATACATTCCTGAAGTTTCCGAGATAGCGGCGGCTGAGGTATCACTTGGATTTGTGTGCTTAGCTGCTGACTACCGTACCGATTTACCTTCCTATCCGTCTTTAAATCAGGCACTTGAATCTGAGTTTGCTGTTTCTGTTAAACCTAATTGTCCTGTTGATTTGGCTATTGAGTGTAATCCATCTATGTCTCCTT